CTATTTTTGGCAAAAAAAAAATTAAAAAGGAAAAATAATGGCTAAAGGTCTTTATTCTAACATTCACGCAAAACGAAAAAGAATTGCCGCGGGAAGTAATGAAAAAATGAGAAAAGTAGGGGCTAAAGGAGCGCCTACAGCTAAAGCTTTTAAACAATCTAAAAAAACTGCAAAGAGGAAATAGTCATGCCTAAAGTTGGAAATAAAACATACTCATATACTAAAGCAGGTATGAAAGCCGCTAAAAAAGCATCAGTAAAGTCAGGAAAACCCATGAAAAAGGGTAAAAAATAATACTTGACTTTTAACGCATTCTATGGTATAATAGAGTATATAGTACATTTTGTATTTATATTTTAATTTAACTAAACTGTCCTTTAAGGAGAAACAGTAATGAAGAACAAAGAACTTGAAGTTTATTATAACACTTATCGCGATTTGTTTGTAACTGATGGTTGGAAACAACTGGTTACTGATTTACTACAAAACGCTAATGTTATTAATTCCGTAGAAAGTACAAAAGATAATGAAGACCTTTATTTCCGCAAAGGCCAACTTGCTATCTTAGCTCACGTAATTAATTTAGAAGCTCAAATTCAAGCGGCTGAAGAACAAATTGAAGAGCAAGAAAATCAAAAAGACTCTGAAGAGTAATGGCTTTTTTATTTGATTTTAAATGTGATGCAGGTCATGTGCATGAGCGCTTGGCCTCTCACGACACTGATTATTTAGTTTGCCCTAAGTGTGGTAAACAAGCAAAAAAACTTATATCTCCTGTTCGGTCAAAGTTAGACCCCCTTAGCGGTGATTTTTTAGGTGCAACTGCCAAATGGATGAGGAATCGTGAACAGAAGTTAAAGCAAGAGCGTAAGGCTAACTCCTAACGGAAACCTTATATAATACACCTCCATAATGAGATTACTCACGGAGTTTAATAATGGCTAGACTAATAGACGAGCGTCCTGAAGACAATCAAGAAACAGAAGTAACAGAAAACGAAATTAAACAACAAGAACCTGTAGAGGATACTTCTGTTGTTTTACAAGAAGAAGACGAAATCCCTGATAAGTACAAAGGAAAGTCAACTGCTGAAATAGTGCGTATGCACCAAGAAGCAGAAAAACTACTGGGCCGACAAAGCTCAGAAGTAGGGGAGTTACGCTCTGTCGTTGATAGTTATATACAGACACAACTCGACACAACACAAGCACCGAAAGAGCCTGAAGAAGAAATAGATTTTTTCTCAGACCCTGATAAAGCAGTAGAACGAGCAATTAATAACCACCCTAAGATTAAAGAAGCTGAAGCAGTCACAAAACAATATCAAAAGTCTACAGCAATGAATCAGTTACATAAACGTCATCCAGACATGAGTAACATATTGCAAGACCAAAAATTTGTTGATTGGATTAAAGGTTCTAAAATTAGGCAACAATTATTTGCTCAAGCAGATGCTAAATACGACTATGATGCCGCAGATGAGCTTTTTAGTAATTGGAAAGAGCGTCAACAAATAGTAGGACAAGCGGTAAAAAGCGAAAAAGCAGAACGCAAAACAGCTTTAAAAACAGCCTCCACTGGTAAAGCCAGAGGAAGTTCGGAAAGGGCAGGAAAAAAGATTTATAGACGTTCAGACATTATTAAACTTATGCAGGACGATCCTGACCGATATTTAGCCTTATCTCCAGAAATAGAAAAAGCTTATCGCGAAAGGAGAGTCCGTTAATTTAATCTTTTTATAGGACTTATTATCATGGCAACATCAGTATATCCCGCCACAGGCGGTTTCGTAGACAACACTAGCGCGGCTACTTTTATTCCAGAAATTTGGAGTGACGAAGTAATTGCCGCATATAAGCAAAATCTCGTTTTGGCTAATCTTGTTAAAAAAATGCCAATGTCAGGAAAGAAAGGTGACACTATTCACGTTCCTAAGCCTGTCCGTGGTTCTGCTTCAGCAAAAGCGGCTAACACCGCTGTAACAGTACAAAACAGCACTGAGTCAGAAGTTCAGATTTCTATCGACAAGCACTACGAGTTCTCTCGTTTGATTGAAGATATTACTGAAGTACAAGCACTTGCTTCCTTACGTGCTTTCTATACTGGCGATGCAGGTTACGGCCTAGCAAAGCAAGTAGACGATGACTTATTTTCTCTAGGTAAGCGTTTTGGTGATGATAACGGATCTGGTTCTGATTGGGTTCACAGCAACACTCGTTTTATTGACGCTTCCAGTGGCCTTACTGCTTACGCTGTAGACACTGTTGCCGCAGGGGACGTATTCACTGACGCAGGTTTCCGTGCCGCTATTCAGGTACTGGACGATGCTGACGTTCCTATGGACGGGCGTAGCTTTGTTGTTCCTCCTTCTCTCCGCAACGCTATTATGGGTGTTGACCGTTACATGTCTTCTGACTTTGTAGATGGCCGCGGTGTTAAAAATGGTCAAATTGGAAACCTTTACGGCATTGACGTATTTGTTTCTAGCAACTGCCCTATTATTGAAACTGCTTCCGCTAACTCAGCGGGTGGTGACATTAAAGCGGCTATGCTTTTCCATAAAGACGCAATGGTTCTTGCAGAACAGCAAGGCATTCGCTCTCAAACTCAGTATAAGCAAGAGTGGTTAGGTACTCTTTATACTGCTGATACTCTGTATGGTGTACAAACTCTCCGTCCAGAAGCAGGTCTTGTTCTAGCTGTCAACGGCTAAAACAAACTAAGGGGATTCTTTTGGGAGTCCCCTTTCTTTTTTTTCCTTTTTTAGAAACACAGGTGCCTTAATGTCTAATTATACTAAAACCACGAACTTTGCTACTAAAGATTCCCTAGCTTCTGGTAATCCTAATAAGATTGTTAAGGGTGCGGAAATAAATTCAGAGTTTGACAACATCGCTACAGCCGTAGCAACTAAAGCAGACACAGCAAGCCCTTCCTTAACTGGAACTGTAACAGCCGCGGCTCTTAACGTAACTGGCAACCTTGATGTTGACGGTACATTAGAGTTTGACAGCATTTCAGGAACAGGCTCTGTAGCAGTCACAGATATTGCTGATGAAGATAATATGTCTTCTAACAGCGCAACAAAACTTGCAACTCAACAGTCTATCAAAGCCTATGTAGATAGCCAAGTCACTGCTCAGGATTTAGACCTAACTGACGGCACTACAAGCATTGCAATTGATTTAGATTCAGAGGCTTTAAGCGTACTAGGCGGTACTGGCGTAACCTCTACTGCAAGCGGCAATGGCGTAACACTTGCTATAGACAGCACTGTAACTACGCTTACAGGCTCACAGACATTAACTAACAAAACTTTAACGTCTCCTGATGTAAATGGCGGCACAATAGATGGTACTGTTATTGGAGGCTCTAGTGTGGCGGCAGGATCATTTACAACCGTGGGCGCTACAGGAAATATTACAGTAGGCGGCACAGTCGATGGTCGTGATGTTGCTACTGATGGCACTAAGCTTGATGGCATTGAAGCTTCTGCAACCGCAGACCAAACAAACGCAGAGATTCGTACAGCCGTAGAAGCCGCAAGCGACTCTAATGTCTTTACAGATGCTGATCATTCTAAGCTTAATGCTATTGAAGCTAGTGCAGACGTAACGGACACGGCTAATGTCACAGCCGCAGGGGCTTTGATGGATAGCGAGTTGACTTCTATTGCGGCTGTTAAGGCTTTGAACCAAGGTGTTGCTACTACTGATAGCCCTACGTTTGTAGATGTTACTGCAACATCCCTAGACATCTCAGGAGACATAGACGTAGACGGCACGACTAACCTTGATGTTGTAGACATTGATGGTGCTGTAGATATGGCAAGCACATTGCAAGTAGACGGTGCGGCTACATTCACTACTGAAATCACAGCTAACGGTGGCATTGCATTGGGCGATGGTGATGTGGCTACGTTTGGAGATTCTGATGACTTATCTATCTTCCACGCAGGAGGTACTACCTATCTTACAAACACCACAGGCTCTTTGGTTTTAAGGACAGACAGTTTCCGTGTTCTAAACACCGCTAATTCAGAGCAAATACTACACGGTGACGCTAATGGTGCAGTAACAGCCTATTACGATAACTCCGTCAAACTAGCCACAACCTCTGGCGGTATTCAGGTAACGGGAGATATAAGCAATGCTTCTGGAGACCTAACATTAGACGTTGCAGGAAACATTAATCTTGATGCTGATGGTGGTAGTGTTTTCTTTAAAGATGCAGGAACTGAGTTTTTCAAAATACGCAATACAGGTTCTGATGTACAAATCTATTCTGCTCGTTCGGATGCAGATATAAAAATTGAAGGCGTTGATGGCGGTGTAGGTATCACAGCGTTGCGACTTGATATGTCAGCGGCAGGTGCGGCTACGTTTAATTCTACAATCTCTAGTGGTGCTATAACAAGCACAGTAAACAATACAGCTACACCTGATCAAATTGCTACAGACTCAAACGCTGTTCTATTGCTAGAAAATACTAACGCATCTGGCACTGCGGGTATTCGTCTCAGAGGTGGCAACGGAGAAGGGGTCTTGATGTATGGTGAGAATAATGCAACCGACAAGTTTTACTTAGCCCCTCGCAACGCTACTGAAAAGGCATTTACTTTAGATCATGTAGGTAATGCAGTATTTGAAGGAACAGTAACAGCCAACGCAGGTGTAGTAGTAGATAACATGAGCATTAGCGGTCAAGAAATTGACGTAAGTTCAGGCAACCTAACCCTAGACGTTGCAGGAGACATTGTATTAAACGCGGATGGTGGAGATTGGTTATTTAACGATGGTGCGGTAACACTAGGTAGCCTTCAAAACGATGGAAGCAATAATCTTATCGTTATGTCTAATACCAACGACAAAGATATTAAGTTTTTAGGAATAGATAACAGCAGTACAATCACAGCCCTCACCCTTGATATGTCTAACGCAGGTCGTGCCTTCTTTAATGTTGGAGCATCGTTTAGTGGCGATGTTGCGATGGGAGACAACAACAAAACTAAGTACGGAGCGGGCGAAGATTTAATTCTTTATTCTGATGGTACAAATGGAGAAATAGAAGCACCTAATGGCGACCTAACACTAAACGTTGCAGGAGACATCATCCTTGATGCTGATGGCGATGATATACAGTTCCAAGCGGGAGCTTTTCATTTTGCAAGCATTACTAAGCCTGCAAATAACGGAGTAGAGTTTAGGGCAATCGGTTCAGACAGAGATATGTTTTTTAAAGGTAACGATGGCGGTAGTGAAATAACAGCCCTTACCCTTGATATGAGTGCGGCAGGTGCGGCTACGTTTAATTCAGGTGCTACTTTTGGTGGCGATGTTGAAATGGGCGCTAATCAAATTGTATTTAACAATAACTCCCAAGCTATACAAATTAGAGATGCCGCAGGAACAGCATCTTATGTTATGTATCAAGACAATGCTGACACACTTATAATAGGTAATGGGACTAACGTAGAGTCTATACGTTTTGATGTTTCTGGTAATGAAGGTGCTTTCAAAGTAGCCTCAGACGGCTCTCTATCTACCTCAACCGCAGGAACCTCTAACGTCCGATTCGGTGTCAACGCAGGTAACAGCATAGTAAGCGGTGGTAATTATAATACTGTCGTAGGCGATGAAGCAGGTACTGCGATTACTACTGGTGATGATAACA